GTCTTGTATACCTTTCCATCACGGTAATTTCCATAGCATCAATCCAAAACTCGTAGTTGGGTTCTGGATGCGTCAACTGAATCATCATATACGCTTACCTCACTTCTTAGTTAGAGCTGGTGCTGGGGGAGCAACCTTTTTCTTCCCACCAAGGGAACCTGGATCAGCAGTTGCCGCTGCGCCAATAGAAGCAAGGTCAGCAAGTGAACCACCGAAAATATAAGAACCAACGTGTTGTAGCTTCATCCAAGGGCAGAACCAAGTGCGGATGTCAGCCTGTTGTGCCTTCTGGCAGAACCAATAATCTTCTGAAAGGTAACGCTTCGAAACAGGGTCGACTTCCGCCTGAAAGAACATCATGATTTCGCGCGAACCGTCAAAGTGTTCCGTGCGTACGTGATCAGGCTTGTACATATACTCAGGATACGTATCCTGAAACTTCTGCATAGCCTTCTTAGTTACCATCATGAAACCTGTACCGATTTCAAGAACTTCAACTGGCTCATCAATCTTGATAGACTGCTGACCGCCCTTCGGGTTGAACACGTAGTCACCAACGAACTTTTCAAGAACGTTCGGATCAGAGTCAGCAATACCCTTGTCGACGGCAAGCTTGATCTTTTCCCAGCTGATGCACTTCTTAGGATAAGGACCGCCGATGATGTCGTACTTTTCTGGTTCATTAGCCTGAAGCGCCATCAAAGCGATAACGTCCTGCGGATTGAACCCGATGTCAGAGTCGATGAACATCATGTGCTGAGAAGTCGAACGCATAAACTCATCGCAGCAATAGTTTCTCGCGCGAGTAATCAATGATTCGTTGAATAGGTAGTAGTACTGAAGGGGAATACCGTACTGAGTGCAGATAGTAGACAAGTCAGCACAAGACTTAGCAAACATACCAGCGCACATGCCGCCATACATCGGCGTTGCTACAAACAAACCTTGTTCGCGCAACTTTTCCATATCAATCTTAATTTCCATTACTTAACATCCTTATAGTGGTCGTTATACAAACACATCATTGTGTAATGTAAGACTTTCATCAAGTCATCTTTGTTGTTACCGCTTTTTTTACCGTAGCGCCAGAGGTATTTTATACCTGTGTTACGGAAGGTTGGAGTTGCGTCGTCGAGAGCAATCCAAGCATCAAAACATTGAACATTATTTTCTGTCTGATAATGTTGTCCGTATGTTTTATCTATATAGGCTTTGAGGTCGGCAATAATGCGATCTTCAGCATACTTGTAGCTAATTTTTTCTTCTTGCTTAGGCTGTTTCAATTTATCTACAGTCCCTATAACTAAACCAGACTCGTCGTAAATAACTTCTTTGTTGTTTTTATTAAGTTCGTTCAATTGGCAGTAATAGTCTTCACACGGAAACGCCGTCATTAATTATCTCCATAATTTTATCGAAAACTGCGAGTTGTTCTTGCTTATTGTTATTGGGGAAACTTTGAACGTGAAATAACAAAGTTAAATTTGACAGAATGTTATTGATTTTACTTTCACGACCAGCTAGCCAAGTAGCGTTTTGATTGCTGCCACGTTCTTTGTATCGTTCTTCCCTGACGTCAGAAGTTGTCGATAGGTGAATGATCTCAAGTTCGTATTTTTCAGCGCAATCCTCTAAAAACGAGGAAGTGAATAATCTATCACCCTCATATAATACTACAGAATTACTTGGAAGGCAAGCTAAAAATTTAATAGCCTCTGGTTGTACCGCCATAGACATACGGTCAGTACCAGCGAACGTTTCGCCTTCTTCATACTTGCCTAGAATATAAATGTTGTTCTTTTGAAGGTAAGGCACCAACTTATACGCATCGTACTTTGGTTCGACCTTCAACCAATCAATAAGCATTTTCATCAGCGTTGTTTTACCGCTGCCTGGATTACCGCCGATAGCAATTACCTTCATTCAAAAAACCTTTCTATTGTCACTTTTCTAATAGAAGCCAAAGCTTCTGGCTCACAACCAACCCAACCATGATTTATCCACCACTTTGAAATTTCAGGCGGTATACCTTCAATGCCGTGATTTTCGCCACGCAAAATAGAAGGATAAACTGTCTGACGTATATCATAACACTCGTCCCATAGCTTTTGTTTTTCTGGGGCTAACAACTCAAACTCACGCAAATATTTCAGTTGACGGTAGTGATGATACCCGCCGCCTCTTTTACCCTTGAAACAGTTACGGAAACTACACACCTTTGTAACGAATAAAGGTACGTCAATTTCTTTTCCCGGATACATTTCTTCGTAGATTGATTTGACCCAAAGTAACTTTTGAGTTAGGAACTCTGCTTCTTCATCGCTAAGAATATTATCACGGTCAAATTTATCAGCACGTTCATCCATATAACATATGTTGAACAAACCAGAAGTCAAATTAGCGCCGTGATAGAAGTTGATGCTTTCATCAGACCTCAACTTAACACTAATCATACCTGATTTGCTGAATAACATCAATATCTCATTGAATAGGTCTGTTGAAAAACGTCCATAGCCTGGGCACTTGAGGGCACCAGCTATAACGTTGTCATAAACTTCCCGTTCTGTATTACCTGTAGCGATGGTTTTGAACCAAGCACCTACATCGCCTTCCGTTTGCTCAACGAACCAATTGAATGTTGACCAAGCTCTACCGCCGTACCTTGTCCACTTACGGGCTGTACCGTAAATAATTTTCGGGTTCCATTCGGTTAAAAATTCATTGACTGTTACGAGGTTCGGAACTTTGTAATCCCACTCTTCGAGGATAAAAATTGACGTCAGTTCTGAATAAACGTTACCCATAATGAACGCTAGGAAAATACACTGATCTTCAGTTAGTTTCCTACGTTTAGCATATTCAAGAAGAAACGCCTGATGAACTGGCGGCACAAAGTTCGCATATTCAACGAACTTACGCGCACGCCAGTCTCCGCCTTTATCATTAGGTATGATCATTATAAAAAGTCACTCAAATCTGCAGCTTGTTCTTTTTTGTAAGGGTCGGAAATATTATGAGCTTTCATATAGTCATACCATTCTTGCTCTTCCCACATATTGGGAGAAACACCGTTCCACTGCGGGCGGTAATACTTATGATCTTTATTCAGGTGACGCTCGAAAATATATTTTTTACGAAGCTGCTCATAATCCCATGATTGAAGGTCAACCATCTTGTCGCGGAAGTAAGCAACGATTGTCATACGGTCGTTGTCGTCGCCAATCAGTGCATCATTGCCGTGAATACCCTCATGATTGTTAACAAGTAACATATCCCCTGGCTGAAGATTAATAGCGATCCTGTACTCAGGAAGAATAAATTGACCGCCACGCCATCCCTTTCCATCAGGACCAGTAACACCACAAATATTGCTGAAACCAGTAGTGAGATCGCCAGCGTCGCGGTGACAGGCAGTGCGCCAGTTATGGTTAACAGTAAGAGTAGTGAAGACAGTACCATCGATGCGGAACCTGCTATCAAGTTTATTTGCTTGGGCATTTTGAGCATTCCATCTACCAGGGATTAGTTCTCGAAACTGAGAGTTCAGCTTGTGAAGGTAAGGGTAACAAAGCGAAAACTTTTCGCGGTTCTTTTCGGTGTACGAAGTTTCACGACCATATGGGATACGAGGATAACGATCAAAGTATCCAGCAATACCAGACATAACCGACTGAGCATAGTTGGTTTCAGAAATAAAATCGTCAATCTTATGTGCTTCTTTAATTTGTTCTTCGCGGGCGAGAACCTTTACCCTATTCAACCACTGATCAAACCAGCCGTGATATTCAGGGTAAACTTTTACTACCTCAGAACGTAACCAAACTCTACCACGAGTTTCTTCTTTGTTGGAAGAATCGCTCATAGCAATGATTGATTCAAGCGTTGTGCCGTCTTCAATAGTATTGAACGGTCTTTTCAAGAAAGAAATAACGTCTTCTTGTTCTGCAGTCACCCAGTCGCGATTACCACGACCTTCCTGACCAAGCTGATCGCCACGAGGTCCAGCCGCCAAACCACGGTTTTGAGATTCCGTGGCAGCAGCTCGAAGACCAGCGTAAGCAGAATCCTGCTCTTCTTTGGTGAATACGTTTTTACGGTACTTGAAAATAATATTGTTTTCGCCCATCAACGATGGATCAAGGGGATCCATTGCGTACAAGTCGCAATCAGACTCGATGACACGATCGTAATATTCATTACTGATGAATGTACCGAGAGTTTCTTCTGAATTTATCTTTTTTCGAATTAGAACTTCAATCATAGCTGACCTCCTCAAAAAAACATCACAACGTTATATATGCAAATACTATAGCGTGATTGAAGCAATTTTACAATTATATTCGTCTAGCGACTTTTCTAACACACCCTTTACATCAGGAGGCGTCCAACCTTCTGGCTTTTGAATCTTACCATCTTCGCGACGTAGCACTTTGCCGTCTACAAGCTTTGCCATATTACTTCTATGCACCTCAGCAAAAACATCATCAAGAGGAATCCCATAAGAAACGGCAGTACCACAAGCGATGTAAATAATATCAGCGAGTGCATCAGCGACTTCAACAATATCATTGAATGATTCTCCATCCAAGTATTCGCGAAATTCTTCCCTAAGAAGTTTCACTCTAAGCTTGCGTTCATCGTCATCAGGGAACCCTGGGACTCCGCCAATACGCTGCCCGAAAGCCTGATGAAAATCACGAACATCTGTAAACATAGTCATTGCTTATTTCCCATCATACAAATCGCATTACCTTGAGATTGAGGGATAAACGAACCGCCAGCAGCGATACACTTATCCATAGATGCATAATATTTTTCGTTCGTACTTTGAACGCCAAAGTAAATCATACTTACAATACCTAGAACCATCACCGTCGCGCAAGTCCATCCAATAAACCAGTCCCATTCAAATCTACCCATTGATCCACTCCGGAGGTTGTCTGTTAGTCCACTTATGAAGATTCAACTTTCCTATTCTATAATAGTTTCGGTAATTTGTCAAGGGGTCTTCTGAAACAATATACTCCTCCGCCATACAAGAAGGCATAGGCGTCCAGTGATATTCTGTCAAATTTTTCGGAGGAGATTGTAACATATACGCAAGATCGCCTTGCAAACATTTATGTATTTTACCGTAACGATGAGTATATTCGTAACCAAGTTCGTAAAAATGATCTACTAGCCAGTTGTAGTTTTCTACCGACTGACGGCACCAAACAGCAGAAGGATGATTGACGTGCGTAGCCTGATACAAAACATCTTCGCGGGCATCAAACAATTTCCAACGTTTTGCTTTACGACCAGTTTTTGACTGACCTTCAATTTCTTCGCCGTCAAGAATTCTATGAGCTGTCGAGAGCAACTGCGCGCTCTCGAGAATCATTTTGACTACATGTTTATCAACGAGCGCCCAAGCTGCATCGATAGGGCTTTCATCCACGTAAAAGATGTTCACTGTAATCTCCGGTATTTGTTTTAACTCTCATAGTAGAAACGTCTCCACGCTTCCACTTTTTCAAAGCTTGTTCTTTATGATAACGGTTCGCTCTGTCAAAAAACTTTATACCGTCAAGGTGATCTAGCTCGTGCTGAAAAATACGAGCTGTCATTCCGGTAAACGTATCTGTTCGAGTTTCCCCGTTAGCCATAGTAAAACGAACCCTCACGTGCTGAGGTCTTTTTATCTTAACTAATAATCCGGGGTAAGTCAAGCACCCTTCTTCAAGTATCACTTGCTGTTCGCTCGGTTGTACAACACGCGGATTAAAACAAACAAAATTTTGAGGATGCCCTCGCATAGCAAAAGCTCGGTAAGGCAACCCCAACTGATTAGCCGCTAGACCAATACCGTTGTTATCGTACATGAATTTTACCAAATCCTGCGCGAGCTCGTAGGGGTCTGTCGGAGGGTTACTGAAATCGAAATTTTCGATTTTTGTTGTTAGGATAGGGTCGTCTGTTTTTACAAGTTGCATATTTACACCGTTAAATCAAAGTTAATAATGGCACGGTAATTCCTACTAGGCTGACTGCTGCAATGATATCGAGAGCCATCAAAAAATACTGCTCTGCCACGTTTCGGTGTAACCCTCTTGTGTTCTTTGAGTTGTACGTTTTGAGACCCTCCTGGAGTATCATTAATTGTCTGCTCATAGATGATAGTGTCTCCATCAGAATCATTACAGTAATAAACACAAGCAACATGAGGGATATGAGGAGGAAGATCGACATGTACTCCATTGTGTTCCTTTTTAAACTGCGGGGCTAGAGGGAGCTGGAGGAAAATACGGTTGTAGTAAATTTGTTTATATTCAGGAACAAATTTATCGAATTTATCTTTGAACATATTGTGAATGGCGTAACGCATTTCAGAATCAAATGTACTTTCTTTTTCTGGATGATTTATGACATGAACAAACCCATAAGAAGGATAAGGTTGATTTTCGTTACCGCTTACGTCCTTTAGGAATTTCCATTGAGAATGATACATAATCATATCATGTAGATGAACCTGATCCTTTTCAGTGATCAGGTTATCGAATACTACTGTCTCGAACATTATGCAATCCTACTGAAGTTTTTATGTTTCTCAAACTTGATTACGTTCGCAAATTTGTCATACATCTGATCAGTCTTATGACTAATGATAAACGTATTGGTGTCAGAAGTCAAGTTGTTTAGTATCTTCAAAAACTCGTCTGTACCGTTAGAATCCATCGAAGAGTCCATGATTTCGTCTAGGATAAGAAGGTTGGTACTTACAGAGTTACGCAACTTAGCTACAGCACGCCATGTGAACAAAATAGCAAGATTGATTCGCATCTTTTCGCCTTCGGAAAACGAAGCATAACTAAACTCATCTCTAAAACGAGACTTGATAGTTTCGTTGAACTCTTCATCAAGTTCGAACTGTACGAAAAAGTCCATAGCACTTAGGTACTTACCAATAAGCTTGTTGATAACAGGGACATACTGTTTGATAATTTTCGCTTTGATACCGCCATCTTTTAGCAACGTAGCAGCAGCGGTATAAATCTGCTTTTTGTCCATAGCGTCATTATACCTCACGGCGACAGCATTCAACTCAGTTTCAAGCTCTGACATTTTATCTTCTTCGTCAGCCTCTTGAACCCTATTGATCTGATTGATTTCTTTTTCGAGCTGATTACGATAATTTGCGAGAGATTTGATATTAGATGATTGAACCGTTTGCTTGATTCTTTTATCGTTTATCTCGCCCTGAATTTTCATCATATTTTCGAGGCTTGAGTTAGCTTCTTCGTATTGCTTTACGAGATCTTCGAGTGCAGTATCAATGTTTTCAATTTCATTATTTTTATTGAAAACTGTTTTTTCACGAAAATCAGAGCTGATAATCTGCGTGCAAGTTGGACAGTTTTCGTGTTTTTCGAAAAACTTAATGTCCTTATCAATCACTGCGCGTTTAGCTTCTATCTTATGACGCAGCTGCGAAAGCTGATTGACTTTTTTGCTTATTTTAGGCTGATCTTCGATAGCTTTTTGAAGAGCCTCGATTTCGTCAGCAATAATACGGTATAACGCCGTCAGGTCAGTTATTTTTTTATCTGTATCTTCAATAAGGTCTATCTTTTCGGCGACAAGTTTTTCGTTGTTGTTTTGTTTTTCTTGAAGATGCTGCTTGATGATTTTTATCTTTTCCATCACCACTTTTTGATCTGTAGCGATGTCAGCAAGGTCTCCGTTGTTGAATTGCATTTTATCTTTCAACAACAAATTCATCGTCGTAAAAATTTGAAGGTCAAGAAGATCTTCAATAATTTCTCTACGCTGACTTGAAGAAAGTTGCATGAACGGCACGAAAGAAGCCGAACCAAGGACAACAACTTGACAGAACGATTTGAAGTTGAACTTCAAAATTTGCTTTTCAAGTATTTCCTGATAATCTTTCATTTCGGCAGATTGATTGAGTAGCTTACCGTTTTGGTAAACTTCAAACAACGTTGGCTTTATACCGCGAACAATTTTATACTCGTTACTAGAAATACTAAACTCAACTTCGACAACGAGATCTTTTTTCGTTATCGTGTTCATAAGCTGAGGTTTGTTGATTTTACGGAACGGTTTGCCAAACAAAGAAAACGCCAATGCGTCGAGAATCGTTGACTTACCTGCCCCGTTCTCGCCCACGATCAGCGTGTTGTTTGATTTAGCTAGATCAACTTCAGTGAACACGTTACCTGTAGATAACAGGTTTTTCCATCTAAGCTTTTTGAAAAATATCATATTATACCTTGAGAGAAAAATTTCCAGATACGCTTATTCTGTATTCGTCGCTTGTAAAAAATGGGTACACTTGGTGAGGCATATTAGCTGGAAACAAAACGCAAACGTTTTCGTAATTTTTATCGACCTGAAGGGTGTGTTGAGAAATTTTACCCAAACTGTTCAAATATAGAAATTCGAAACAAGAAGTTTTGTTTTCAGATAGTTTACCGTTTTCTTCAAATTGAGGGAATAAATTTAGTTCCTCTTTTAGGTCGTAAGGTATTTTTATCCAAATAACAAAACTATAAACTCCGGAATGAGTATGTATGGGGTTGAACTCGTTTTTCTTTTGAAAGTTGACCCACAGTTTACTCAATTGATAGTTCGTGTCAGCGGAAATAACCCTTTTGACTTCTGATTTATAGTTAGGATATTCTGTTTCGTGCGCTACAACCAGCGGCAAAATCAAATTTTCTAAGTAATCTTTACACTTAGACAAAAGGTATTCTTTACGCAAATGACCAGCTAGCCCTCCAGTAAAAGATTCAGAAGTTTCAAAATTATTCTCGATAAACTTTATTTCTTCTTTTAGAGGAGCTAACTCTTGATCGGTAAACTTTGTGTGTACGTAGCCTATGTCAGAAAAATTTTGCCAGCTGTATTCCATAAATCACTCCAACGTCAAAGCTTCATTATATAGCTCTGTAATAGTAGATTCAATCTTAACTTTTATCTTTTCTTCTGTATCAATTTGATTGATGTATTTTTTAAAAATACTGATCGTAGATTCGGCTTCGTTTACAATATCTTCATCTTCAGAAACGCCAAGGTTGAGGTGATCCTCTACGATTTGCATTTCAATTACACCAACCTTTTCTATCTGTTCTATAAACATATCGAATTTGTAGGGGTCAGTTTTCTGCTTGACGATAACCTTAACAATTTTACCTTTCAACGAACTAAGATCAATACCTTCTGGTTCGCGCCCAGGAGTCGCGTCATCATACCAAACCTTAGCGAACATTGTATATGGATTTTCGATAAAAGTCAAGTTCCTGGTTTCTGTATCCAGGATGTGAAAGCCTTTACGATCATCATAGTCGCTCCAAGTAAACTCAGCATGGCTACCCAAATAATGTATAGAACCATCACTGGAACGATGATGATAATGCCCACTGAGAACCATATCAAAACGATCAAAGAGCTTACGATCGTCTCCATGAGAGACGATTGATCCACGATACATTTCAAACCCTGCAAGTTCAAGGTGCCCCATGACGATTTGAGACGGCGTAGAGCGGATTTTGTCGAGGCAAAGTTGTCTGTTTTCATCACATATCCATGGTAACATTAATATAGTTGCGCTATCAAATTCAACTTCTCGCGGGAGCTGATCATGAATTATAAATTGATCAGCATACTTACGTTCAACTAGTTCACGAAGTGCATTGACTCGGTTAGTATTTTTAAAGTAGGTATCATGATTACCAGCAATGATATGTAATACAATATTTCGCTCAAAGAGGGGTTGTAGAAAATCTTGCCGCAAGCGAAGCGCAGTATTAAAGTTAATATACTTACGCCGATCAACCAAATCCCCAAGGTGGCAAACTGTATCAACATTGTGCTTATCGAGGTAGGGAAAAAACACATCGTCTAGAAACCTTTTGCTATTATCCATGAACGCAACGTTGTCATTGCGAATACCCCAGTGCGTATCAGTTATTAGTGCTATTTTCATGCTTATCCTCTTCGATAAACTTTTCCAAACCGCTTTTAGGTTTTTTAGAATTTTTCACTATTTTATCTTCGAAGCTTCGAATGATATCATCAGAATATTCGTTATGAATAGGTTGCCCTGTTGCTTTGCTTTCTTCAATCAAACCTTCGATCAAATTGCTATGAATGAAGTTTTTGTGTTTGATATAGGTTTGTTTTTTTTCGCTCGTGATACGTCTAATGAAAGCGTTCCAAGCTATCTGAGTGAAATACGCGAAAGGATTAGAGGATTTTTCAGGGTCAAAACTATGAGCAGCCGATACGCAGTTTTCGATTGCGTCGGCTATCATCTCATCGCGGTATGAGTACCCCATAAAATTCGGTTTAGTCGAAAGCTTGTTGCATATCATCAAAAAACATTCGCCGACGTAGTTCGGTATTCGAGGCAAAGGTCTACCAGCAGCCTCAGCTTCTTTAGTTTTCTGTTTGAACTTCACCATTTCTTCGTAAAGCGTTTTGTTGTTTACATAATGCTTTTTAGCTCTCGGCTTTGATACGCTCATGTTATACCTTTAAATTGACTGGGTAAATTTTATAATCAAATTTTTCTTCATTGTAAATCGTCATGCGAGCAACGAAGTGCATAATGGTGAAGTTCTTTCTAGTTTTCCAAGTGAGGTCGTCAGATATATCGTAAAGGGTAGCTACCTCTTTGTTATCGGATTTACGTAACCCACGCCCAATAGACTGTAGGTTTCTCACTTTGGATTTTGAAGGACTAGCAAATATAACGTTATGCAAATTACGAATGTTAACTCCGGTAGAAAAAGTTCCGTAACTAGCGACAATAATACTGGATGGCGACTGCTCCACGATACGGCGTATTTCTTCACGGTCTTCACCATCGACTCCTCCATGAACAAAGTGAACGGGTAATCCCTGATCTTTAATCATATCATATAATACTTTGCCGTGTTTTTCAACATATTGAAACAGCAAAAGTGTATTACCTTTGAGCGACAAAGCGAGGTTTTTTATGAAACGGTTTCGGGCTTCGTTACGAACAAGCCAATCCATTTCAGCCTGATAATCGTAGCTTTTCAGTAATTTGCGGTCTTCATCCGGGTATTTCAATACGATACATTTGATGATAAAATTCGATAAATGTTTCTGATCGATCAACTCAGCAGTAGTAACTACCTTTTTTACAGGTCCGAATAAACCTTCTAAAACGAGCTTATGAGTTTGAGTTCCGTCGAGTGTACCTGTAAACCCAAACCTGTACTTGCAGGTATTGAGATTAGTCATGATACTTGTTAAAGACTTTGCTTTGAATAGGTGCGCTTCGTCACCTATCACTACGTCAAATTGTTCGAAATATTCTTTAGGAAGTTTGTATATCGACTGCCAGGTTGAGATGGTAATTGGCTTATCTGTCTGTTTATCTTGCCCAGCAAAAATTCGATGAACGAACCGATCAGATAAGAAACCATAATCAGCAAAGTCACTGGCAAGTTGACTAACCAGAGAAGTAGTTGGCACAATAATAAGAGTGCGTGCATTGTAGTACCTTGCTAAAAGATAGATGATAAATGATTTACCAGATGCGGTTGGCGAAAGCATAAGTGCTCTACGGTTACGTACAGCATACGTGAAAGCCTCGACTTGATAATCTCTACGTTCGTATTTAGAAGGTATATTCAGCGTGTCAATAAAGTCGTTGGCTTCTTTTAGAGAAAACTCGTCAGCCGAAAAATCAGATTTGTAAATTATCTGATAGTTACGTTTCTCGGCAAATTCTTTGACGTATTCGTTCAGCCCAGCGTAAAGCAGGCAAGACATAACGTTATACAAACGAATTTTACCGTCCCAGAATTTATTTCTGACGGCAGGCATAAACTTAGCACCAGGAACTTCAAACGTGAAATAATCGTTCAGTTCAAACCCGATACCAGGGTCGCATGTAATTTTATTGTACGTTTCGTCGTGTTTCGAAACTTCTATTATATCCATTACGCTCCCATAGTAAATTTGAACCAATCAATAGCTGACTTAATTTGAAACCCTCGATTAGTTAGGCTTTTGATAATTGACTCTAACAATTCAACTTTTTCTTGCTGCATACCAATTTTCAATGAAAGGTCAATAAGTTCTCTGTCGCCTTCCATATACATAGGCATTTCCTGCTTCAGTATCATGCCTCTCGCGGGAAGGACCCAACCCAGTTCCTGCGTTTCTTTTGTCGGACCTTGAGTGTAAAACTCGTACTTGGCGAGCTTCAACGACTTCATTTCAGCTTCGTATTTCCTAAGCAAAAGCTTTTCAGCTGAATATATCTGAAAATACTTATGATGCAGCTTAGGTATCTTTAGCGCCTCTTCGCCCAACTCAGTTTTATCAATGTCTGAATCTTTGTTCCACTCTTCGTAAATTGCATCTATTTTCATGATTACCTCTCAACGTAATCATAGTATACTTTATGTTACTCTATAAATCAAGCGTTGATTTGCGAAATATCGAACAATTTGTATTTGAATGTGGCAGAGGCTGATACGTAATCGACGGTATCATAAGTTGTATCAAAATCAATTTCTGAAAGGTAGGTTGGGAATGCTTCGTGAAATACGAACTCATAGGTAGGGTTTTTCAATGCGTTCAATATAGTTAGGGATATTTCTGAAGTCAATGACTCACCGCTAATTAGTGGTTTCGAAAATATGCTAGAATATTCACCAAACTGCGAAGGAAACCCAAGGGCACGAATCCAGTTATGAATTTCAAAATAGTTCTGTAAATCTTCATCTATCTTGAACGAAACTGTCAAGTCGCCATAGATCATATGCGTTTGCTGAACTGGGATAGGAACAAACAATGTTGGTATATCAATGTTTGGCAAAGAAAGCGATGGAATATTGATTTTCTGTATGAAAAAGTTTACATTAGGCGCACGCTTTATCTGAAACTTAAAATTCAGAGGGTTGAGGAAATTTTTGTTTACAGGGGTGTTGTCTAAAGCAGCCATTACTATCTCCAATGATTGTTACTATTTATTATCACTGTCGCATATATGATTATACTGGTGAACGTAGAAAAAGTCAATAAAAAAGGGGAGCCGAAGCTCCCCTCTAAGTTTGCGGCTTGAAACCGTCTTCTTCTTGACTTACATCAAGTTGTTTACGATAACACGACGATAGTACTTGTTAGTGTTGATAACAAGTTCGCCAAGACCCTTGTAAAGACCTTCGGCAAATGGGTTGGCTACCATGCCGTAACGAGTCTTAAAGCCGATCTTTGGCTGGAAGCTTGACTGATCAACTGCACGTACCATCTGTAGAGGAACGTATGGGCAATAGAACAAGCCAGCGTCGAATGCTGAAGAGCCCTTATAGCCAACAGTTAGATAGTTGCCACCGATCGCATATGGGTCGATGTAAACACGTAGGCGACCGTTTAGAACACCAGCGAAGGTGTTGCCAGTATCGTCTACCTGTAGGTTGTTTGAGTTAAGAGCAGGAGCGTAGTCAAGAACACCAGCCATCTGAAGAGCAGAAGCAACGTCTGAAGAACAGATTAGGATGTTACCCTTGCCACGACGTGTCTGCTTAGCAATCTGGTTAGCTTCGCGTTCAAGCTGGAACATAAGACCCTTGAACTTTTCAACTGACCAACGACCGTTTGAGTCGGTGTCAAGGTCGAACACGCCAGCAGTTGTTGTGTTTTCCTGAGCACCTGGAACAGCGGTGATGTTGATTGTACGAACAACTTCACGGTTGATTTCAGCAAGAATTTCAGCAGACAAGATGTTTGCCAATTCTGTTTCAGCGTCAAGACCATGAATTGCCTTCAAGTCCTGTGCCAATTCCATTGTGTACTCTGCCTTTAGAGCACGTGACTTAGCAGTTACAGTAACTTTTTCAATCGAGAAAGCCATCTGAGCGAAGTCAGTGTTCTGGTAAGCACCAAGAGCTTCAGCCTGAGCTGTTGACATACCTGTGCCAGTGTTATAGGCAGAGTAGCCAGCAGTGTTTGGAGCAGCTGGGAATGGCGAAGTGTTTGTGTAACCAGGGATGGTGCCAGTGAACGCAGCAGAAGTTGTGTTACCTGTACCAAGGGTTGCGTTAGCAGTTGTGTTGTTACCGATAACAGAAGAGAACGCAGTATTAACTTCGTTGTAGAAGGTTTCCTGAGTCTGGTTACCAGCGTAGCTAGCAGCAGAACCGTTTGTCTGGTTGTTGTACTGTGAACGCATTGCGAAAATCAAACCAGTTGGACCAGTCATTGGCTGAACGCCGCAGATGTCGTAAGCGATAAGATTTGGCATTGCACGACGTACAAGGCTGATCAATACTGGGTCGAAGGTGTCGATACCACCAGCGCCCTGAGTTGAAGAAGAAGTACCCATGAAGTTGGCAGGAACTGGTTCAACACCATAACCTGTTTCCATAAGTGTCTGGTACTGACCGTGAGATGCTGACTCACGAAGAGCACGTTCTGTGTTTTCTAGAACAACAGCTGTTACGGAACGACGAGTCTGATCCTTGATTGGATTAAGATCGGCGTGGTCCAATACTGGAGTCCACTTTCTTTGAATTTCCTCAGCTAGATACATTTTAGTCTCCCTTTCTATACTGGGTTTGTTTATTATTTATAACAAATTACTTTTTAAGAGTTCTTGAAATTAGGTCTGCGTAACGCTTAACAGATGGATCATATGATACTGTATCTGTTGAATTTGTTTCACCTTCAAAAGTTTCTTCAGTGATGTTTGTATCAACTGGAGCTGATTTCTGTTCGGTGAAATACTTTTCTTTGATGATTGAGAGCTTACGTGAATAAACTTCTACATCGCCATCGAAATCAACGCCTTCAGCTAGTGCTTTGAACTTTTCCTGCTGGGAAAGTGCAAGTTCTGAAACGTATGATTCTAATACATTTTCTTTTTCTACTTCAACAAAAGCTCTCTTCATTTCAACATTTTCAGTGATCTGTTCGTCAAGCTTTTCTTCGAGCTCTTCAACCTTGGCTGCAAGAGACTCGATTACGTCAACCTTATCCTGAGGCACTTCGATGTAGTGTTCTGTGAATAGGGTTTTTAGACCATCAATAAATTCTTCCATAACTTCGTTACGTAGAGTTGATTCGATAGCAACTTCATTGTCTTCCATCCACTGTTCAGTCACATAATCAAGATATGTGTCAAGCTTGGATGTTAGTTCTTCGTTGATTTCGTTTACAGCTTCTTCAAGAGCTGTTTCATATTCTTCTTCAAGACGAACAATTTCCAACATGGCGCGTGCAGTTACAGCAGCTTCGAAAATTGTAGTTGCCTTTTCTTTGAATTCTTCAGAAAGATCCTGACCGGAAAACATTTCTTCAACGTCTTCCTTGACAGAAAGCTTTGGCATTGGATCATTAGCAGAAGCACCCTTATGACCAACAGCATGAGATGGCTTCATACGAATTGAAGCTTCGTTGCCATGTTCGTTAGCGCCGCCTGGAAGGTGTGAAGCTTCTTTACCGATCATAGCCATAGTTTCTTTGAACCACTTTGTAAGTTCATCGCTCTTCATAGCATGCATTGCGCCGATAGCATGAGAAATCATTTCGATCTTTGACTTAGGATCGGCGATATCTTTTGCCGCTGGATGAAGTGAAGAAGCAGCTAATGTTTCTTCCTGCACTTCAGTATTTTTTGCTTTATCTGTCATTTAAGGTCTCCCGTTATGGAATTTAGAATTATTTATAATTTCTTGAATTTAATGCTAGAGAGTTAAGATAGCCCTCTAAAATAGCGAATTTATTTTCTTCTAGCTGATCCATAGTCATTTTATGCATCATTTTTTTCATATTATCAAGTTTTTCTTCGTGCCATGAATCTTTTACTGGATCATAAACCCATTCAACATTTTCCATAACACCTTTAACAAAAGCGTCTGGAGCTGAAGGATCGGCTACGATATCAGCAGCAGTTGCTAGGTGAAAGTCATTTTGTACTTCCATCACGCCGTCTTTAGTTGGTTTTAAAGAGCCGAGACCGCGAGAAGATACACCAAGGTTAGCGCCAGACTTCAATAAGCCCTTAGCAATGTTACCCATTGGAGTGTCTGTTAGTTTTGCTTTACCAACGAAGTTATCACCATCACGTTTTAGTTCTGTGATGATATGCGATACACGATCAAGGTTGATTGCTGGTCCAGCTGGGTGACCGAGCTCACCGTAAGCGCGATTGTTTTTCACAACTTCGTTCATATAACGGTTGACTTCGCCTTCCATAATATGTAATGGGTAGATACGACCGTTACGATTTTTTTTATTAGCCTGTAAAAAAATACCGTGAATATAATGTTCTTTTTCACCGTTTTCTTTAGCTTCAGTGATATATTCCATATTTTCAAAAAGTTCTGTAATAAGTTTCATTGTTTTTTTCCTTATGACATCGCTTCTTGAGCAATCAAGTGAGCAGCAACGTTCGACGAAGACGAGCTGTTTGTAGAAACAGCAACAGTAAGAATGTCCGGTAGGTTGCCTCTAATGTTATTATAAAGAGCAAACAAGTTTGACAAGTCGAATGTTTGAAGACCAGAACCACCAGCAGGAGCAGAGAAAGCGTAAACCACTTCACCTGTGTTTGGCGAAATAGTAGTGGCGGAAACATCGCGAGAAGCAAGTGAATTTTGTGAACCAAGTGTGTTCATCGGAACAAACGATGCGCCAGTTAGCGTTACTGGGTTAGATGCGGAACTCACGATAAGTTCAACAAGGCAAGCCTGATCAGAAGAAACAACCAAAGATTGTGGAAGAATCTGACCACGGTTTACAAGACCAACCTGATACGTAAACGAGCTGTTTGGCGTGCCAGAAACTGGCGATGTGTTAGAAATAATGTCTGTGAAGTAAATACCGTTTGCAGAGTTATTAGCGATACGTCCAACAAAAACGTTAGCTGTATTAGAACCAGCACCCTGGAAAGAAATAGCACGACCAACATAAGCGTTTGGCGTGAATGGCGTTCCGGCAACCTGAATATAAGTTGTATTCGAAGAAGCTGTGATAATAGTATTTGAAGAGCTGTTACCGGTGAAATCAACTTTACCCATCTGAGTCATTTGAACTGAAACGAGCGGGAAACGTGTATTAGCGGCAGGAACGTTTCTTTTATTTGTACCAGCTGGCAAACCGTAAGAATAAGTGAAGCCACGCTGTTCGTCACGGCGACCTTCAACAACAACGGAAACGCCGAAGTGGGCAAGAACAGAGTTAGCTGTCGTGGCACCGATATTACGCTGTTCGTAACGAACTGGCAAGTTACCTGTACGTGCCCAAGGAAACACCTGCGATACACCGCGATAATTTGAGTTACCTGTTCCTACTTCGTGAAGAACATATGGTTCGCCATTTATCTGACACCCCCAACGGATAGCGCCAGCGCCGTACCAAGCGTATTCAATCCAAAGCATCTGAATTTTTGTCCAGTCGATCAGCGAAGCAACTGGGTCGCCGTACCAATTTTCGAAAGAAAACTTAGTATCAACCGGGAGCGAAGAGGTTGAAGTGCCGTCATTGAAATTAACTGTACCAGCATCAGAACGAATAACGCAGTACATTCCATATGGGTTTGCCGTTGTTACTGCGCCCTGTTCGAAAAATACGCCGTTGCCGTCATCAAAGAAACCAACACGCTGAACGTTGTTTGCAGCTGGTCCGCCGAAATTCATAGCAGTCGCCATGTACATTGTTTTACCTGGCTGATAACGGTGATATGGACGAGACTGACGGACTGTCAAGTCACCAGCGTTATTACCAACCAACATACGCACGCCGCCAATACCAGCAACGTGAACAACGTTAGCGTAAGAACCAGCTGACCCCGTATTTGCGGTATAATTTTCCCAGCGCATTGGCTGAGTACCGTATTCAAAGTCGGCTTCGTAAATATTTTGATGAAGTGAAACCTTCATTCTACCAACAACGTCACGAACGCGCGAAGGAAGGAGGAACGACTCTGGGCGAGTCGTTTTCATTGTATAATTGTTTGTACTAACTGGATATGTATTAGACATTATACGTTAATCCCTGATGCGCTATCGTTCGCCATATTAGGGAACGTCATTGGAGTGTCTGTTTGTTCGTCTTCTTCATTATCGCTATACATCATATAATCGTGAACAGCGCTAATCATTTCTTTTGCAGCTGCGATTTTAGCCTGAACCCAAGGTTCAATGTGATGATCAGCTGGCATGTTAGAAAGCATATGCATTGTCTTATTAGCAATTGCCTTCAATTCAGTGCGAACCATATCAATTTCTTCTTCAGTGTCATTTGTTTTATACTTAGCAATATCATGAGAGCCATGTACTGAACCAAGAAGAGGTTGAGCTAAATCTTCCTTCATAGCCTTTACATGTTTTCTAACTTGCTTATTGATATCGTCTGGATGTTCACCAGTTTTTTTCGAAAGCATATTCACATGTGACTTATAACGGCTGGCAGTTTCTGTTGATCCGCCGCCAGTTACATAATCTTTATACTTCTTAGCAATTTCATGAGCGTCTTCTAAAATTTCTACTTCTTCATTACGCTGTTTTGCGTAGTAAGCAGCAAGCGCCATTTCCTTACGCTTTTCTTTTGACTTACCTTTGAACTTAGGATTGTCTGAATGAACGAAGTCGTGAATTGTTTCGCCAGCGGTTGTTGACTTAGTTAGAACCTCGTCGATAGTTTCTTCAGGTAACTTTCCTTTTGGTCCATGTTTACCTAATGCACCTTTTATTGAATGCTTTAGACCAGCCTGTTTTCCGTTTTTAGTTGCTTTGCTATCTTTAGGATCTGATTTAGATCTTGTTGCTAATCTATCCCAAGCATATCCAGTATTATTTGGTCTATATGTCTCTGGTCTTGAATCGCGTGGATCAGTAGCTTCGTCAAGAGCTTCTTCTTTCATAGCTCTTTCTTTCTTTTCCTGTTCCATACCCTTAGCACGGAACTTATTAGCCTGAGCTGCACGCTTCTTAAAAATAGGACCAGAACGACCCTGAACGTCGGTCATAGCAACCTTAGCTGCCTTATGAGCTGCACGGTGTAGAAGGTCAGTTGATAGTTCGTCAATCTGTTCTACTTCTTCTTTGACCAAACCCTTATGCTTGACGTCATGAATCTTATGACCGGCTTTATGATGCATCATCTGAACATTGAAAATTGCATCATGCTTATCTTTAGCCTGAAGTTCGTGCTTTACAACTTCCTTAGCGCCGCCATTTTTTGTAACGGTAGCATGAACTTTATGAAATGGTGCTTCGAAATTTGAAGCAGCGCCCATAACATGCCCTTTTTTACCAGGCATTGTTTTTACTCTATTAGCATGTTGCTTTTGCTTGGGAGACATAGCTTCGTTCATTTTTTTCCCAGGAGCAGACCAGCACTCGACCATTCCGTGAACGGGACACTTAACTCCTTTAGGAGTTTCGTTGCACACAACGCTTTCGGTTTCTTTTTCTTCTTTCACTGGAGCAAAGTATGCCTTTTCGTCATCGCCCTTTTTATGACCATGACGTGATTCTTTTCCTTTATTGTCTAAAGAATAAGGGATATTTTTACCAGTAAACATAGCCTCGTTATCATGAGGGTAATCGTGCTTCTGATGTACGTGCAAAGCAGCAAACTTCTGCTCGTCACCAGCTTTTGGTTCGTAATCTACGCCTGGGTCTTTACCAAGGTTTCCTGGAACCGTCTTTACTGACTTTGTTCCTGCTAAAATGTCTTTAAGCTGTTTCGCCATCAGTTGATTCCTCTGTATCTGATTCCTGTTCAGTATTTATTTCTTCTTCAGAGTAATCATTAAACATCGACTGAGCTACCTCTAATTTCCTAGCGTCAATAGCCGATGCAATTTTATCACTCAGAAGCGAGTTAAACGTTTGTTCAAATTCAACTGGCTTCTGTTCATAAGAGTACTTTACTAAATCTTGAACGGAAAAGGTTGTTTCATTATCCATTTTTATCTCCAATCATTTATTTATTTTTCGCCAATATTTGGCTTGCTGATTTCAATTTTGCTTCGTCAGTCAAAGTCCTATTTTTCTTTTTCGATAGAAGGTCGTAGGTTGCCTTTGCTGATTGCAATTTTTTATTTTGTTGATCTGTTTCCGGCGTAGCGTCTGTATCTTCGTCGTTAGCTAATGGATTTTGTTCGGTATCGCCTTCTGGAGGTTGCATACCGTCCATTTCCATCTGACCCATTTGATTTTGCTGTAGCATAGGGTTGATCCAACGAGGATCGCCAGAATCAGTTTCTTCTTGAATTTCCTTATCCTGTTCTTCAATATCATCATCATTTTGTTTGAGGATATTTTTACGTAGCCATTCATTCGAATAATATTTACCGATCATATCCTGCATGTTACGAGCAAGGTTGATACGGTTGTCGAGAATTTCGCCTTCTTTGAGTTCATTGAAATAGTTATCTTTTTCAAAGTCAAAACGAAGGTCAGCAGCGATGTTATTGAAATCTTCAACAGTCATAATTTGCTTGAGTACCAACTGCTTTTCGAGCATTTTGGTAAACAACATAGCAAACTTCGCGCGAAGGCGAGAGATAAAACGAGCAAATTTTAGTTCATCGCGAGTAACTTCTGTTGCGCGACCAAGAGAAAATAACGCATCAGAGTTCAAACGATTGATAGGAACGTTCAACGTGCCATAAAATTTCTTTTGGAAATATAATACGTCATCCATCTGACCGAGTGTCTGACCGCCAGGCAAGGTAGTAACCTCCGTACCTTTGCCTCCTTCACGACGCGGAAGCCAATAGTCTTCCAACATAGTCATGAATTTGCGGTCATCCCTTATGTTGCCAGACTCGGCATCATAAATCAAACGGTTCTTATGCTTTACCATAATATCGCGAACGTATTGTTCCGCCTTCAACTTAGGAAGATTACCAACGTCGATATACCAAATACGGCGTTCTGGTGCACGGGCAAGGCGGTAGATAACAAGCGAATCTTCAAGGGTGCGCAACTGATTCAAAGATTTGATAGCTTTATGAAGGTATCCAAGAACCATCGTACCGTTTGTGTCGGTTAAACCAGAAGTAACGTGAAGGATAGAATCTTTGGCAATCCTCAAACCGTTAGTTGCGGGTCCAACGGTTTTGTTACCGTAATTGAACCCCTTGTCATTAAAAATATAATATTCGTTCTGAGTTTTAGTGATAACAGCTTCGCCGCCTTCGCCACCCTTGACTCTTTTCTTTACGATTTCACGTATCTTACGGATTTTGCGTGGGTCGATATAACGAACTTCTTTGATACCCTGCTTTGGATCTTTATCATCGATGATTACGTGATAATAAAGGCGACCATCAATATACCAACGGCGATAAATTTCATAAGCGTAACGGCGGAAATCCAAAATATTGATAATGTTGTCGAATTCTTCGTGAATAGCTTTTTTGAGGCGATCGGGTATCTTAAGATTATCTAAATTGATTTTGACGATATCTTTTTCGTCAATCGCCATAGTTTCGTTTACAATTTCATCTACAGCAGCATCACACTCTGGCTGTAACGCCATTTCACGATACTTTGTAACTAACTCTGCTTCTGTTCGAACCGTGCCGTCAAGGTCAACATAAGTACCGTAACTACCTCCAGCGGCGACAACTACTGCACCATCTTCTGTCTCTTTTGGAGCGAATGATGGTGCTACATCAGTAACAACTTTACGTTTGAATTCGAACCCGAATAATTCTGCCATTTCTTTTCCTTCAATTCGGGGAGGACTAAGCCTCCCCTACCATAATTCAATAGTACACTTATACAGCGCCAGAATAGTCTGTAGCTGGTACACCGATGCCTGTAGTCTGATTTACTGTCAATACAGGAATTGGAACGAAGTAATCATAGGCGAACGTAACAGGGAACGTTTCAATCTGATTCTGATTATCCCAGTCAAGGGCAATCGCGCCAAGATCTGTTGGATAAGCACCGATCAAATTATACTGAGCGATAATAGCGCCAGTTTTAGCATACTGTGTAATTGTTACGGTTTGCTTATAGCTAGCAAGATTATTAGAAGTTGGCTGTTCATTTATGAATGATCTTACGTTCTGAATCATTTCGTTGATGCCGTTTTGCCATGCTTCGAATGCTGATCTTACTGCCCAGTCTTCATCGTTCATTACAGTTGCTGTCCAATCAGCAAATGTTCTGTCACCAGCAATTTTAATTCTACGACCAAAGTAAGGTACTTCAACAGTGCCGATTGTCATAGCTGGTAGTTCCGCAGCGCGGCAGGTGTAAGTAAACTTTTGAGCTACACCTCCCGTGCCACCTGTTGTTGGGATTGTCTGTGGCAATGTAACTGAACAACTAAACAGAGCTGAACGTGCACCGCCAAGAATCAAACCATTTGATTTGAATGCGTCTATATTAAAAGCCATTTATTTTACTCCTTCGTGAGTTTTATCTATTTAGTATTGTCCAAGAACTTCTGTGAACTGAACACCAGATGCAACAGCAACGAAGTTCAACTGGATGAAGTTAATAGAACGAGCTGGCTTGATATAGATGTCACACCAGAATTGATTTGAGTCAACTCTTTGTGGAGTATTATTTGATTCGTCACAAACGATATAGAAATCAGTGACACCACGAAGTGACTTGATATTCTTTAGGTAAGGAGTAATCAAGTTTACGAAGTTTGCTCTTGTGAACGCATCATTGAATTCGAATAGTACACCGTCAGAAGCTATTCTGATAGCCTGTTCGATTGTGATGAATAGGCGACGTACGTTGATGCGGTCGAATGCGCTTGCTTTTGAAGTAAGCGTTTTATCGCCGAACAAAATAGTACCCTGACCCTGGAACGTAACAACTGGGTTGATACCGTTAGAGAACAACAAGTCTCTATCAGTTGGTCCTGGGTTGTAACGCATTCTGATAAGGTTCTTGATCTGACCACGGTTGAAACCAGCTGGTGAATACCAAGGCTCGTTTGAAAGGTCGGTTGCAACGCAAAGACCGGCAATGTCGCCATTTGTTGGTACATAACGATATACGTCGTTGTAACGGTCGTACATGTACTTGTAACCAGAGTCCATCACGGCGTATGAAGTGCTATGAAGTACGTTTCTCCATGTTACAAGAGCGGCTGCTTCAGCACCCTTGTTATTGTAAACAATAGCGTCATCTGGCGTAATGAATACAACGCAGTCTTTACGGGTTGTAGCAATGTTATCAATCAAGTAGTTGGCAAGATTGAAGTTGTTTGCTGTGATAGAACCAGGTGTACCGCTTGTGTAAGTTCCGCCGATTGGCTTGCCCTGCATAAGAAGGTTGATCTGAACGTCTGTAGGATTCTGAAATAGGTTATAAGCAGAAGCGACAGTTGCTAGAGAAACGTTAGCTTCATTGATACCGTCCTGTCCACCATTGAATACCAATGGAAGAGGAGCGTTATTAGAACCAGAAAGGATAGTTGCAGAGTTACCTGTGTTAGCTGTTTTATCTGGACGCTGATTCAATGCCCAAACATAGTTTGACTGAGCGTTTAGAACGTTCTGCCAGAAAATAGAAGAACCGCTCTGTCCGATAGCATCGTTAGCGCGAGAAACGTTAGGGTAAACTTCTAGAACAGCGCCCGGAGTTCCTGTGAAAGAACCAAGGTTGTCTGTAATAACAACGTGCATACCGTCAACTGGCGTATTTGCAGTGTTTGAAGCCCAGTTTTGTGTATTACCGTTTAGGAAAACATACTGAGATGTTTGTGGTGGTACACTGATTACGTTCTGGAATTCCCAATAACGCTGTAAGTAACCTACAGTACCATTGGCGTTGATGCCAGGCGTTACCTGATAGTCAGTAGCGTTTTTGTAATTGTCGGTGAAAACGAACGGAAGGATTGTACCAGTCGCGTTTGCTGAAATTGGACCAATCGCTTTGATCTTGTTATACTGATAACCGATCGCGCTGTTACCCATAACAACAATATCGCCAACAGCAAAGCTGCTGCTAACAGATGTTGCCCAAGCGTTTGTTGCTGCGATTACGTTTGCTGAGTAAGAAGCATTCGCAAGCATTACGCTGTTAGTAATAGTAACAAACAAGTTAGCCGAGCTGTTACCAAAACCGATGTAGAAAGAACCAGTAACAGTGTTTGGCGTGCCAGTTGCAGCGTCGCTTGTGAAGGTATGTGTTTCACCAGCGCCAGTTACACGTGTATCGGTGATGTTAATGTTAGCGCCACCAAGGGTAGAAGATAGTTTAAGAACTGTCGAGTTAGAAAACGACACGTAGTAATAAGTGTTACCAGTCAAAGGAGCAACTGGTGTGTTTGCTGACGGCACAGCGTAATAAACGCGAGTGTTTGCTGGATAGTAAGTGTTTGCAGAAGTAATGAAAAACGCACTGTTGCCAGAACCAGCAACTGATCCGTTAGCAAAACCTGTTGAGTTTGCCAAAAACGTATTTGAGTAAGAAGGATAAGCAATAACGTTTGCAGGCGTTGCGTTTGTAACGTTCACGTTTGAGCTGAAAGCATTTACGCTATCGCAAACAGAAACTTTGATTGAGTTACCAAGAGCGCCTGGGAACTTAGCAACAAACATAGCGTTGGCGTCGAATGAATAGCTGTTTGCTTTCTTGTTAGCAAAATCAATTTCGTTTAGAACGGTTGCGGCTGCAATGTTAGCAACAGCGGCTGAGTTGCCGATAGCACTCAAAGCTGCGTTAGCGTCGCCGGAAGTTGTGTTAGCAGCGCGAACAACCCAAAGCGTGTTACCGTAGGTTAGGAAGTTTGCAGCTGTGAACCATGTTTCGGCGTTGTTCGAATTTGGCTTACCAAAAGTGTTAAGAAGATTTGCTTCGCTGCTGATAAGCATGCGTTCGCCAACCGGACCCCAGTTGAAAATACCAGCAATCGCACCTACAGTTGTGCCAAGTCTAGGAACAACAGCTGTAAGGTCAATTTCTGCTACGTTTATACCTGGGCTGATTAGAGTATTTGTAATCGATGCCATTTAATATTCTCCTTCCATGGAAAAGGTATTTGAAATTTCTTTAATTATTTATAATTTATCATTTTCTATTTCAAACATCCAACTTCCACGACCGTTTTGTGGAATATCCAAAGCCTCGTATGGATCATCTATACCGTTATCCACAAAGCCAAAGGGAGAAAGATCTTGCATAATTTCTTCATCTGTTTTATCTCTTAGTCTCATAAGTGTATTTATGTCAGTATAATCTTTGAAAAATTGCTGTTCTGACAACCAACCAAACAAAACAAGCCCCATAACCAAGTCATCATGAGCGCCTTCTTCAGCTTCGTAGCTTTTACCTTTACGGGAAAAACGAGATAGTTCTTCAATAGTGTGAAAATCGTTTATAATAAGTTGGTTTTGTTCAATCAAAAGTTTCAATAATGAACAACCGTTCGCTTTCACAGGCATTGTGGTCCTTACGCCCATATCAATACCCGTGCCGAAACCGCCGCTGATCTTTTTACCGTTCCTACCGTTGTTTTCAGTAAACAAAATATTATCGTATTCAAAATCGTAATGAAGCGATTGACTCACCTGAGCGCCCATATTATTCACTTCAACAAGCACAGGAGCTCTGTTATAACCTATCGCTACACGATGAACAACTTCGGCGTAGTCTAACGGCGTGATCAAATTGTTACGGTAAACACAAACTTGCTTATAAGGCATTTGTGATACATCAACAACGTGAAACGCTGAGTAGTCTAACGCTCTCCCTTCAGAAACGTCTACTACAATAATATACCTATTACCAAGGATAGGATTGGCGTAAACCGACAAACCATCTTTTGTATTTAGAGGCGTTTGGTGAACAAGCTCTTTCAGTTTCCAACCAGCAATAAGCGTGCCGGAGCTGCCCATAAACTCAACACAATACTCTTGCTGAAACTTTTCTGTATCAAAGTTCATTGAAGCAAGAGTGTCCATTTTCCATTTTTCATCACGACCAGGAACAGCTTCCCAAGATACTCTGATTGGATTATAATTATTTCTTTTTTCGTTTGCGTTGAGCCAAATAGAATAAAAATGATTCAAACCGTTTGGCGTTGAAACGAGAATAATTTTTGATTCTTCGCCCGAAGAAATAGTTGGGTAAACTGAGGTGAAGAAAGTTTCCCAGTTTTCAATAAACGCTGCTTCGTCGATGAATAGTAGATTGATAGCATAACCACGGATAGCAGAAGCGGAGGTAGCAGTGGCGATAACACGAGAGTTATTTTCAAGTTCGAACGAACCTTTGTTCCATTCTCTAACGCCGTGCTGTAACCAACGGGGTAAATGTTCATAAGCGAGTTGAACCTTGCCTAGAATTTCACGGGCAGTTTCGCCCTTGTTTGCCAGAAGCGCAACAGTTTTTTCAGAGTGAAATATAATATACCAAAGAATAAAACCGCAGGTAACGGTTGATTTACCAGCCTGTCGGGCTGTTGCTATGACGTTGAAACGATTTTCTTTCATCGCCAACACCATTTCTTTTTGATAGTCATATAGTTTGAAACTCACCAACCCTTTATTGATGTTGATAATTTTCATATACGATTCAATAAAATAAATTGGATCGTCGGAGCACTTCATGTACTCTTCTACAAGCTCTGCTGTCCACTCAAATTTTTGATTCGAACGTTTTAGGTTTTGATTACCGTTGTAACCTTTAAGTTTGCTTAGATCCACCATTCTTCATGTCCTCAATGACTTTCTGAAGGTCTGCGGTAGAGCCTACAAATAGGTTGTTTGTTACTTGTTGCGCTTGTTCGTTTGTTGGAGTATCAGCAGCACTGATTTCTCGAATTCTTTTCTGAATGTCTAACAGGTCTTTATTGGCATCAAGCATTGTTTTCATTAGCGTACCAAGCACTTCGAAAGCGCGAGGGTGCTGAGAACTATCTGCTATTTGAGCAAGCTTTTCGATAGCGTAACTGCCGTTCTGAATTATTTCATGTATGTTCGCGCGAGCGAGCTCGAAGTCGTTTTTCGCGCTGTCATCATGTGCGGATGCTACCAATGCCTTTACGGGATCGTTTTTTGTCATTGGCGTAAGATTCAAAGCTGAACTCAAAGGATCATTATTAGATTGTGTCATTGGTTATTTTTCTGTAATTGTATTGACGAAACCGTAATCGTCAGTTGCTAATATACTTGAAACGGGTATAGAAGCGGCTGAATTAGAAGTTGGCGAACCGTTAGCTAATTCGCCTGGTTGTGTTTGTATCCAAGCAACTGCTGGCGTATTTCCGACAGCTGTGGGTAACATTCCGTCCACAACAGAAGGCGTATAAAAAACAGTGTTGGCGTATTTGATGATAGCACTTGTTTTTACAGGACCGTAAAGGTATCCTTTTACTGTGAAGTTCAAAGTCCAAGTCAAAGACCTACGTTCTATAAAAGAACCGTCATAACTATCCTCTTGAGAAATACTTGTCATAACTACAGGTATTTCCATCGATATTCCCATTTCAGGAATAAGGTTTACGCTCACCGTAAAATCAGGAGTGAAATAAGGAAGTATTTGCTCTATGATCTTAGTGCCATCTTCAGAATTTTTAACAAGAACATGAAGCTGGAAATCTATATTGTACGGTACAGGGTTGTACTGATACTTCAAACTACCTGGCGAAGTATTACCGTGTGCAACTTTACCGACTGTATGAAGCTTTCTAGAACCATCGTATCTGATGGTCGTCATTTCAAACGACATAACAGGCATAGTTACAGCGGCGGTTGGGCGGTCAATATTAGGGTCTTGTTGTAGACGAGCTAACATTTTTTCTTTTGGAGCATACGTAATCGGCACCTTGATAAGTGCTGTCATATTACCGCTCGTGTCTGTTCTAACGATAGAAATATCATCGAACAAAGTTCCGATAAGCGTGACGTATTTACGGATAGTTTGAAAATAAAACGTTTGACCGAACATTATACGTCGACTCCTTCAGAGAACGGATCAGTTTGAGAGAAGTCAATGAACGTAGATGATTCTGCTGCGAAATCCTGATTGGTTCCAGTTCCCGATATAGTATCTAAATTGTAAGACTCCATAACGATGTAATTATCGTTTTCGTCTGTGAGCCAGTTGCCTTGCTCGTCCTCAATTGTATAGTCAAGAATATTAGTGCTGAAACTCTTTTGAATACGATCGATTTCTGGTATACCCGTATTGAATACTTCGTCGGCATATTCGAACAACTCGCAAGTCATTTCCCATGTCTGCAATGCGCCGAGCTGATAAAACATTTCGAACTTATTTACGAACTTTATCTGAAAACATTTATTGTTCAAAGGGAAATAAATCAGATCACCTTCGTTTGGTCTAATCAGCGTTGTATAAGAGCCGATTTCTCTGCTGAATGTTCTTTGTGCAATAGAGAATACAACTTGATCGCGAATTTCAAGACCAAACTTAGACATGAAATTACCGTCGCCGCCGAACCCGTCAACTGACTTGATATAAAACTCGCAAAGGTAAGCGTTGGTATATGATGATTGATCGTCAGCTGTATAAAGTTTATCGAGGGAATTGATATTACGAGTTATGTAATACATATCCTCGCCATATATCTTGATGGCTTCAACAATTAGGCTTTCCAGCAAATCTTGTTCGCCAGAGTTCCTATAGTTGTTGAAGTAAAAATTGGTTGCCATAATTACCCGATCATATCTGTAGCTGGTAGGCTACTGTCAGCAATCATCTTTTCTATTTCTTTGATTTCCTGTTCGGCTTCATTGTATATCTGCTGACCGTTGAATGTAAGACCGCCTGGTAGCTGCATACCATTGAACTTCTTCAGGTTGTTACCCCACTGACGTTTGATCAAAGCTGTAGCGTGATTCTGTAACAAACGTTCGCCAAAAGCTTTTGTGTATACGTCTGGGTCAACAACCTGATATGCTTCAGCGATAATAAAATCGCCAACGTTTACGATGTTCCAGTCCATGTCGATGTAAAGCTTGCCGATCATACGGTTGTAACGTAGAGGCTGTTTACCTACCAACATTTCTTCTAGAAACTGAATATGCTGCAGCGCCATATAAAATGGAACCATAGAAACAGACGTTAGCGTATAAAGGTCGTTCAAAGCTATCTGATAACGGATATTGAATAGGTTGTTTGTATTCAACGCCTGACCGATAGGAAACAAATTCACAACGCCGATGATATTGTCTGGCACTGGAATAAATTTGTTTTGAATATCATTAGGCGTTACCTGATACTTGTAATAAATTTTCTCAGCGCCGTCAAAATGATAGTCCCAGAAATAACGAATGGCTTCATCAACGCGATCATCCACCTGATCATCGTCAACGTTGATTTCGATTACGGGAGCGCCGAGCTTACGTAAACAATAATCTTTGAACTGCTGCCTTGTTCTTGGTACTGACATTATTGACCTACTTTATAACTGCTTGGCCAAATTGGCTGTGGCCAAGGTTGAGTAATATCATCGTTTTCGACAAAATTTCTTGGAGGCACAACGAAATACGTTTCAGTGTTTGCAACTTGAGCTTGCAACCAATATTTTTGTGGGATATAAGAACCGTTTGGTCCTGCGCTCAACTCGTTTACGTATGTCATAATTTGATCTGATGTTTTACCAGAAGCAATTTGACCGTTGTAAAAATACTTCAAAGCACACTTAGTGCAATGACCGCAATCCTCTAAAGAATTTGTATCGTGATTCCAAAGCTGATCGTCGCACAAAGAAACCATGTTCAATAGGTCTGACGGCAAAGAAGTCAACGCAACGGACCTATCGTAAGGAACGTCAAACAACGGGAAGGTGATTTGACCTCTTGTTGCGTCGGCTTTGAACTGTTCCCACATCACATAGTGACCTTGTTTCACTACGCCTGCAGCAGAACTACCAGCACCGTAGCCCTCGTTCGCTTTGCAATGACCTGTAACAAAATTGTCGTATGTTCCGTTGTTGATATGTTCTACAGCATACGCGCCCATATACTCTGGCCAGATTGTCATAGAAGAAAATTTTGATGGATCGGTTACATGTTCAACGTATTCGAAAGAACGAACATTCTGTTGTAACCAAGGAACAATATCGTTCAAACTCTTTTTTTGAATTACTGATGCCTTTGGACGCCACATATTTCTGATTCTATATGTTCTTTGATCGACGTATTCCGTGTCAAAGTGAATAGCTGTAACTTCGTCTTGAGTGGTTGAAAGGTATTTCCAAAGCACGTAGGTGCTATCAACTCCACCCGTTACTGCTATAAGTGTTTTCATTTTATGTTACCCTTTTGACTAGAATTTTAAATATTTATCAATAAGAGCATTTACCTCTTTTGAATCTATAAATTTTACGTCGATTCCTAATTTTTCAGCTTCATCAATATACCCTTGATCATGCACTGTTTGATCAAAAGCTTTCTTCATAATTTCAACTCTATCGAGTGGGACACCTGGGGGTAAAGCAAACAACCTTGACATTGTTGACTCTATATTCATCTGCCCTAGTTCCTCAATGTCTATCGAAGGAACATCTTTTAGGGCGTGACCAAACTGAAACATCGGACGTATTTTATTTCCAGTCAACCACTCTGGGTTCGTCGTTCTCACGCCCATATAATTGTACACAGCGCCGTCTATTTCTCCACGTTGTAGAGCCATTTTGACTGCATTCGAATCAGCGTAACCATTTATTATTTTGATATTCAGGTTCAATACTTTCGAAGCTAATAGGATAGGATTACCTTCTCCAGAACCCTCAACGCCAATAATCAAATTATCTTTTTTGTCTGTATTAGTCCAAAGTACAATACTATCTTCTCTACCATCAGACGAAGAGCCGAGCCAGTTGAATTCGTTTAGTTTGAACCTAGCGTTTTCGTTGTTGCGCTGTTGTAAAACTAACTTATTGATTGTTCCTATTTCACTACCGTCTTTTTTAGCAACATTGAACAAATAATTTGCGCTGGATAAACCTCCAGCGCCTGGCATTTGCTGAACAATCACTGCTGGCGTATTAGGCAAATATTTGTTGATATACTTACCAACTAACCTAGCATTTACCGCAACGCCACCGCTAGTCGTAACAATTTTCAATTCATCAGCATGCGCACTCGCGAGCGAGAGAAATAAAAACAGTAATATTTTCTTCATGAAAACGCTGGACCAACGAACCAAGAAACCAATGAATATCGCGTTCCGCTCGTTACAGGCGTAACTCTATGTTTGATGAATGAAGGGAAAACGAGGATAGAACCTTGACCTTTTATGTCTGGGCGAGTGCCATCTTCAAATTCAAAATCGCCGCCTTCATAATCGTTGGGGTCGGCAATTACAATCACAGCACTTAGTTTTCTCATCTGATCAGACAAAAGCGAACAGTCTTCATGAAAGTTGTAAAACCCGCCTTCGTTATAAACGGTGAACTGAGGGTTTTGATTACCAGTCAAAGAAAAATTCCAAGCTTGTTTGTTTGCTGTATAAGCGTAATGAGCAATCAAACCAGAAACCCAAGAATTATTATCGAACCAAGAAACAGCTGACTCTCTAATCTCTTTATCAACCCTTCCTTCGTCACCAACGCTTGCTTCTTCTACTTGTAGTTTCAAACCCTCTTCAATTATAGTTTTACAGAGGTTGGGCGGTAGTTCGTTTTTCCACATCCAATACAACGGTTCAGAAATCATAATGTATCGCCTTTTTATCTGATAATTTTTACATGAGGTGCAAGATATTGTATTGGGTACTCAAACGTTATTGAACCGAAATATTCGCTCGAATCGCAAAAGTGCTTGTTATCTAAAAATTTCTTCGAGTTGTTTTTACTATCAACATAGTAATCGTTACTCAAAGTTTTCTGATATGGAGTTGGTCCGTTACCGATAATGTTATGAATTTCAGTCAATATTTGCTGGTTGGTATTGTTGGCGGCTTTCATTGCCATAATACCTTTGTAATATTGATTTTTATGGCAAATATTGAGTAGGGTTGCTGGCAAAGCGTCTATACAATCGGCTGTAGATAAATTTTGTTGAATCAACGGGAAAAAAACATTGTTAGCTATTTGAGTAACAGCTGATCTTATTTTTACTGAATTATCGTCTGAACTTTCCAAACCGTCGGAAAGCACAACCGAACTTACATTAGCAATAGACAAACTATAGTTTGCAGTTTCTAGGAAACCCAAAACGCCGTACTTAGGAGTGTATTCAGCCAATGTCAAATAATGGTAGGTAACGGGTCTAATGTTTTCACTAACCCAAGTAACAACGCTATTAGCAGCAGAAGTATTTGCTTTTGGGTAATTATGATATTCGTTCCTATCGCTCATAGCGTAACTTTTGATATCAAAATGAACAGCAACAATATCATCGTTGCTGTTTTTCGCAGCATTCCATAAAAGGTATGCGCTGTTGATACCGCCTGATACTGATATAACCGTTGTCATTTACTTTTTTTCCCACATATTGTTTCTGTACTGACTGAAGTTAGCTGAGTGTCTGGCTCTGTGAAGCTTAACTTTTTCTAATTCTTTATTATTTAGTGCGCGAACCGTAGCTTCTTTTTTGAACCCTCTTTTGTATGGTATAACCTGCATCAAAGGATGACCTTGACGAACGGTAAATGTTCCTTCTTTTATTTTCAAAAACCCAGGAAAATTTACGTGCTCCCAAAATTTATCTGTTTCGACGACACCGCTCATCAAATCAAATACATCATCTGTTCTATTCAAAGGCGGAACGAACATACAAGACCAACCTGGCGGGGTTTGAATAATCCAGTGATTCAACACTTTTATCGGAACAGTTGGTACATTCGGGTGTGTCGATATTTGTTTCATATTATGATGACTTACCAACCCCGGAGCGAAATCAGTTTTCCAACTAACGCCAGCCCCATCATCAACAACTTTGAAAACAACATCCCCTGCTAATGGTATAATCCAACCAGATGCCATCGCGTCAAGGAATGGCGGACACCTTTTCAAAGTTGGTATTTCCATACCATCCCCATCAGTTGTATGCATTGCTAGTTTTTTATACCAGTCAGGCATATATTTACGGGCGGGGTAAGGATGAGGTATAACATCAACCAAAGAAGGATCGCATAAAAACTTTATCTTATCATCACCAAAAAACATAACTAACCTTTCATTATTGTTGAGCGTAAGAAACTACCATAGAGGTTCCTGGGGCAACCGTTACTGCATAAGATACAAGAGAAATTGTTGTCGTAGAGTTTGTTGAAGTTGAAGGCGTTGTTCCCGGGTTACCAGCTGTTCCGGAAGTTGCGCCCGTGCCAGCTGTGCCAGCAGCTCCTGAATTACCTGCAGTAGCACCAGTACCCGCAGTACCAGCAGCACCTGGATTTCCTGGGTTACCAGTGCCACCTGCCGTTGCGCCGACACCAGCGGTGCCTGCAGCGCCAGCGTTGCCAGGATTACCACCACCGCCGCCAGAAGCTGAACCTGGATTCCCACCGCTGCCAGAATTTCCGTTACCGCCGCCGCCTCCTGGGTTTGCGGGAGAAGCGTAATATTGTTGACCCGCACCCGCTCCACCACCACCACCGCTTGGTCCACCACCGCCGTTTCCGTTACCAGCTGCGATGAAATAACCGTTACATAAACATCCGCCGCCACCGCCTCCGCCGCCACCGGAACCAGCGTTGCCTGGGTTGCCAGCATTACCGGGATTTCCTGCGCCAGCAGTGCCGCCAGTTCCGCCACCGCCGTTATTGCCTGGGTTGCCTGCAGTACCAGCAGCACCAGCTGTTCCACCAGTACCACCGCCGCCATTATTACCTGGATTACCAATGGTTCCGGCTGCACCAGCAGCGCCATTATTTCCTGGATTACCTGCTGTGCCTGCCGAACCGCCAGTACCGCCAGTGCCAGCGTTACCGCCTGGGAATGTAACTGAATAATATGTATTGTTTATAAAACTGCTGGGCGTTCCCGCTGTTCCATTAGTTCCTGCTGTACCTACAGAACCAGTGCCGCCAGCGGTTGCGCCCGTGCCTGCAGTTCCCGCTGCTCCTGGAGTTCCTGCAGTTGCTCCTGTGCCTGCAGCGCCTGTAGTCCCAGCTGTACCTGCAGCTCCAGTGCCGCCAGCTGTTGCGCCAGTCCCGGAAGCTCCTGGGTTTCCGCCAGTGCCTGCAGCACCTGGATTACCACCACCGCCTCCATTACCTCCGGCTCCACCGCCACCGTTGCCACCGTTACCGCCTCGACCAGAAGCACCGCCACCAGAACCACCACCGTAACCACCGCCATAATTCGGGGAACCAGTGTTGCCCGGAGCTCCGTAATAATAGTTATAAGCAACGGAAAACTTAACTTTATTAGCGCAGGACAACCCTGGATTAGCAGCGTAACCTCCGCCGCCTCCACCACCGCCATTACCAGCACCACCGCCAGTTCCAGCAGAACCAGGATTACCTGAATTGCCTGCTGCTCCTGGATTGCCAGCAGCGCCAGCAGCGCCATTATTACCTGGATTGCCGTTGTTTCCTTTCGCGCCGATATTTCCAGCGGCACCAGCAGCACCGTTGTTGCCTGGATTACCTGCAGTACCAGCAGCACCAGCTGTTCCGTTTGCACCTGGGTTACCAGCCGCTCCTGGATTACCTGCACCGCCAGCGCCTGTAATCGAAATTGTTCTAACACCGTAAGGAACTGTGTATGTTCCCGATGAGTTGAACGTTGTAGACCCAGCTGGTTGAATTGAGTGTAATAATAAAGCTAAAGCTGATCCAGGCATTATAACTCTCTAATTATTGTTGTGCGTATGAAACAACCATCGAAGTTCCCGGAGCAACTGTTACAGCATAAGAAATAAGAGAAACTGTATTAGCGGAATTTGTAGAATTCGAAGGCGTGTTGCCTGGATTACCGGGATTGCCAGAAGTAGCGCCAGTGCCAGCTGTTCCGGCTGAACCTGCAGTTCCTGGGTTGCCTGGGTTACCAGAAGTAGCACCAGTACCAGCAGTACCTGCAGCGCCAGCGCTGCCAGGATTACCCGCGCCACCTGGGTTTGAAGTGCCTGGATTACCGCTATAACCTATGTTTCCGCCGCCACCAGCACCGCCTGGGTTTGATGGAGACGAATAATATTGCGTTCCAGCGCCGTCTCCAGCATTACCGCCAATCGGACCACCACCAGCTGTTCCACTGCCGCCCGCATTAAAAAAACCGCAATTACACCAGCCGCCACCGCCGCCACCGCCACCGCCGGAACCTCCTACGCCCGGAGAACCTGCGTTTCCTGGGTTTCCAGAACCAGCCGTCCCGCCAGTGCCAGCAGCACCGTTGTTGCCAGGATTCCCTGCGTTGCCGCCACCGCCGCCTGTACCGCCAGTGCCAGCAGCACCGTTGTTACCTGGATTACCTGCATTGCCAGCTGTTCCACCGTTACCACCAGTACCTCCATTACCGCCCGGAAACGTAACTGAAAAATAAGTATTGTTTATGAAAGTGCTTGGCGTGCCTGTTGTACCAGCCGCGCCGACAGTTCCTGCAGAACCTGTACCGCCAGCCCCTGCGCCGCTACCAGCTGATCCAGCTGTTCCTGGATTTCCACTCGCCCCAGTGCCGCCAGCTGTTGCGCCAGTACCAGCAGTACCCGCAGCGCCAGCAGTACCAGGATTGCCAGCGCCTCCGTTACCACCACCGCTGCCTGCGCCGCCCGATCCACCAGCGCCTCCGTTACCTGCGCGAGGTCCTCCGCCACCGCCATTACCGCCACCGTAACCACCGCCAATATTTGGAGAACCAGTGGTTCCAGGACTTCCGTAATGAAAGTTGTAAGCAACGGAAAACTTAACTTTATTGTGACAACATATCGAAGGGTTACCAGCATTACCGCCACCGCCACCAGCACCACCATTACCACCGCCGCCAGCAGTACCGCCAGTTCCTGGGTTACCAGTTCCTCCAGCATTACCTGGGTTACCAGCGGCACCAGCAGCACCGTTGTTACCTGGATTGCCAGAGTTTCCAGCATTACCTGGGTTACCAGAACCACCAGCGGCACCGTTATTACCTGGGTTGCCAGCGCCGCCTGAATTACCAGCACCACCAGCCCCAGTGATTGAAATTGTACGCACACCGTAAGGTACAGTGTATGTACCAGGCGAATTAAACGTCGTCGAACCAGCTGGTTGAATAGCTCGTATTATTGATTGGGCTAGTCCGAACATTTAATTACCTTATGAGTTTTTTACAGCAAGCGTCGTGAAGTCTGATGGTAGGTCACTTACCTGCAAAGCGTATTTACGTACAGCGTACTTATGAGCTTTGTCTTCTGATTCCCAATAAATTTCGTCATACGTCAATATTGGTAGATCAGAAAATATGATCTTATTTCCTGCTGTGTCTTCAAACCAAGTTGAAAGAGCAGCAATTGTTTCTGCTTTGTTGTCGTCTGTATAAACAAGGTCGTTGAACGCGATATTGTTATCAAACAAAAACTTCTTAACATTAACAGTCAATGTTTGATTCTTTTTACCGTGCATATAAAGATCATCGTATCTGATTGGTGTTGCCATTGTTATTACTCCTTATTAAGCTGCGCCAAGATATGAAAGTGAAACGTACCAATTTGTATCTCCGTCAAATCTCTGACAGTTATAAATTGATACAAAGTTCGCAGACGTTGCAGGCTGCGGTAAAGTTAATGAATTGTTATAACGTAACGTATCACCAGCTTGGTTAGCGAAAGCAAGGGTTCTACCGCCTGTTCCATCTTGTTTTACATAAACTGTAAGAGCTTTTGCGCTGTTTGTTGGCAATACAGTTCCTTGCGGAAGAGTTAGCGTAGCGTTGCTACTCAACAAATATCTTACAACATTGCTGTTAGCTGGGATAGATACTGGACTAGTGGAAGATATAGTAACAGTTGAGTTTGCGTATTCAATATAATTTTGAATTGTATTTGCAGAAAGGTTGATACCGTTCGTGAATGTAATTGTGTTGCTGAAGGTATACTGAGCAGCAGTATTTACGCCAGCAGAAGCAAGGCTCCAGAAAACGTTTGAACCTGCACCACCTGAAGTTAGCACATAACCAGCTGTACCGACGTTTGAAGTACCGTTAGCAGCAATCGTGTTAGCGATTATGAATGTGCCTGTAATAGCTAGGTTGCCAGAAACGTTTGCGTTTCCGCCTAAAACTTGAAGACCGTTTTTTACTAGAAAATCTGAATTAGCCATAGGTTCCCTTTCCCCTTGCTATTGCTATTTATTTATAAAAATTATGCGCCAATGAATGACATTGAAATATACCAGTTAGTATCGCCATCATACCTCTGACAAGTGTAAATCGTAACTTTGTTTGCGGTAGTGTTTGGCGGCGGAAACGTCAACGAGTTGTTATAAAGAACAGTGTCGCCCGCTTGGTTCGCGAACGATAAAGTTCTACCGCCGGTCGCGTCTTGTTTCACGAACACAACAATGTTTCTCAAAGAGTTTGTAACAGTTACACCGGAACCTAACGGTAAAGTCAACACGCAGTTTGCTGTTAGTGTATATCTAACAACGTTAGTATTCGATGATATTGTTTGTGCAGAACCGCTGTTGATAAAAGCGTTGGCAAATTCAGTATAATTGGTAATCGTATTACCTGAAACGTTTATAGAACCAGTTGTTGTTATGCCAGAAGAGTTTGCAATAACAGCTGTACCTACGTTAGCCGACGTTGTGATATACAATGTAGCAGTGTTTGTCTGTCCAGTAACGTTGATTGCTGCAGTATTTACAAGGGTAGCATTCGCAGTAAACGTTGCGCCGACTGTATGAGAAGCGGCATTAATTGTACCAGTTGTATACAAACCAGTGGCGTTAGCAATAACAGCTGTACCTACGTTAGCTGATGTGGTTACATACAATGTAGCAGTGTTTGTCTGTCCAGTAACGTTGATAGCGGCAGTATTGACAAGAGTAGCGTTAGCGGTAAACGTTGCGCCAACTGTATGAGAAGCGGCATTCACAACACCAGTGTAAACACCAGTTGTATTGGCGATAGTAGCGGCATTGATATTCAAACCAATAGTATTCAAATAAGCGTTTGTGGTATTGTTACCGACAAAAATCGTCGTTACGTTTGCAAGAACGCCGCCAGTGCCAGTCGTTGTGTTACTGGTGCCAGTTAAAATAGAGGTATCGACGTTTGCCGTACCGTATATTCTTGTGCCACTTTGAAGTTTTGCCATTTGTCAACCTATGTTTTATGTATTTATTAGAACGGCGCGACTGTTGTCAAAACAGTCGCTGCGCCCGTATTAGTTATAGTTGTTGCGTAAGTAGAGTTATCTACGATAGTGGCATTTTGACAAGTCAGCAAACCTACAGTCGTTGGATCTCCGATAGCAGAAACGTTCAATCCGGAATTCTGAATGGTTTGTAAAGAAGATTTTGAAGGGGTAAAGTTACCTGTATAAATGCCAATGCCTTTAACTACGCGGAAATTTGATATATTTCCGGCGAAATAATATGGGTTTAATCCGTTAAAAAACCCAAGATATCTTACGTTTGTCGAATCGCTAAAATTTTGCGTAACGCTCGAGTTAGAAACAACAGAAGTTCCGTTGATATACATATTCATTGCTGTTCCGATACGCACAACAGCAATATGTGTCCAAACGTTCAACGATAATTGAACGTTAGAAATTAGATAGTTTGTAATATCTCCACCAAACGACACACCTCCGCTATAAACCCAATACAAATAAGGTAGCGTATCAGCCCCGTTTCTATAACCATACAATGCTTTAACGCTTGAGGCAACTGGCGATGAAATTGGAGC